GTCATACATAAGTCCATTCATGGAGTCACATATTGCTTTCCCACAATTATCAATATCCATAAGTCTGGCATCTCTTGGGTGAAGGATGATAGATAGCTCAACCGGCTGGTCTCCAAAGCTTTTTAAGCCATTACAGGCTTCTACAACGGCTTTTTTAAAGTCCATTCCACGCTTGGAAATATATCTTCTATGACCGGAAGCCATCCAGTATGCATTAACTGATGGTGGGTAAGGAAGAGTAAGGGTAATCACCTATTTTATTCTTTCAAATTTGCAGATAAGATAAAACAAATTCTAACAGAGGGGCTAGAAAATGCTTAATTACTTTTTTTATTCAATTATTGGTACAGGAATTTTTGTGGCTTTAGCTGTTGTATTTTTTATTGCGGTGCTGATAGGCAATCGTATGTGGTGGTGGATTTAAAAAAGGGAATTATGACTACGTTTACTACGGAAGATAGATTATCTGTGCAAAAGTTTCCGGAAATTGTTAGGGACAAGTGCCCATGTGATGACTGCAAACATTCCCAGAGATGCAAAGAAGAAGAGATTGCCTGTAGACCATTTGCCAAGTTTGTGCTGGATAACTGGTATTACAGAGATACACCAAGAGATCCATGTCATGGAACATTTAATAAGATCTTTAACCAGTCAGATGATTTGGCATTAAAAAACTACATTAGAAATTTTAAGGAGGGCAGCGTTGAACATAAAACTGAAGGTGACAAGGGAGAATGAGGACGGGTCAGCGGATGCGGTTGTTGATTACGATGATGAAGGTTTAAAAGTACTTGTTCAATATGGCGTAATAGCCATGCTTAAAGAAGTTATAGAGGATGAAAAAATGAGAAAGAAATCAATTAAAGACAAGGGCGCCAAGTGGGAATTGCAAATGAAGTTAGAGGATGCAATTGAAGATTTTTATTCTATTGTTAAAGATACTGAACTCTTATATAAGACTCATGGCGACCGCAAGCTACCAATGGATGAGAATGAAATGGCTAATGCTTTGCTGGGGTTAATTACTAAACAGAAAATGCTCCATTACTGGGCTGTGGATGCATACGAGCAACGTTTTGAAATGAACGACTATGCATCAGATGAAGTAAAAGCCCGCAGAGCAGCCATTATGGGTTGGGACGATGATGACGGGAGGTGCTAAATGAGTCAATTACAAGACCAGTATGAAATGAGCCAAGCAGAGGTGGCAGATAAAATGTTTTTATGCAAAAACACAGTGATGCTTATTGAAAGACGAGCATTGGAAAAGTTTAGAAAATTGCTAGAGGAGCGTGGTATATCAGCAGAAGATATTTTGGTGAATAGATGAGTAGCTGGCTAATCATTCTTACAGGAGCAATTTATGCGTATATATCCGGAGAGCAGTATTTTAAAGGTAACGTGGGCATGGCTATTTGCTACGCTGGCTATGCTCTTGGTAATGTGGGTCTTTATATGATGGCAACTAAATAGGAATAAACATGGATAAGAAGGAACAATTAGCATTTAATATTGGATATGCTACTGGAGCCGTTTCAACTGGTATTGTTGTTGTTTGTGTAATTATTGTTGGATTATTGCTCTCTAAACCAGCTTGTGCTCAAGTCCCAAATTGGGATAGTAGTCCAATGAACTACAAGAACTCTGAGCTTAATTACAACAATAGTCCTATGAACTACAACAACTCTCCACAAAATTGGAATAACAATCCAATGAACTATAACTCCAATAATGGGGTTTACGATAATAGCGGGAATCGTAGGGGCTATGAAACAATTAGTCCAGAAGGAACTAAGAATTATTTTGACAACAACGGCAACAGAACGGGTTACACACCTTACGGGAGATAAAAATGGTTGATTACAGCGAAATACTGCTATCTATTAACACCAGCATGAAAGAGGTTCACCATCTTTTATTGGCTGGGAACAAAGAGGCTGCAGAGGGATATCTTAAAGCCGTTGCAGCTAGCGCAGAAATGTTAGCAGCTTGGATACATAACAACAAATGAAACTAACCAACAAGTATAATTTGCCACAGACTTTTATGAATGTGGCTCAGCGACCGGAGTATACTAAGGGCAAGGCTCATGTGTCGGCTACCGAGCTATTAAATAGCCCACGCATTGTCCAGCTAAGGAAGAAATACGACAATCAAATCGAGGTAGATGTATCCGATATGATTTGGTCGATTATAGGAACAGCAATTCATGGAGTATTGGAAAAGGGTCAAGACGCTAACCACATTGTTGAGCAAAGATTACATTCTGTATTTGATGGCTGGAATCTGTCTGGCGCTATTGACCTACAAATTGTTCATGCTGATGGCATAGAGATCAACGACTACAAAAATGTAGGCGTATGGTCGGTAATGAATGAGAAGATTGAATGGGAGCAGCAGCTAAATATCTATGCTTGGCTGGTGGAAACAGTTAAAAAAGCCCCAGTAGTTAAGCTAGCTATTGTTGCCATTGTTCGTGACTGGAATAGGCGGGACGCTAAGAGTCGTCAGGGTTATCCCCAATCGCAAGTGGTGACTATTCCTGTTAATCTGTGGTCAATGGAGGAGCGAGAAGAGTTTATCCGCAATAGGATTCATGCGCATTCAGAGGGATTATTTGCCATGGAAACTAGCGAGGTGTTACCATTATGTAGTCCAGCAGAGATGTGGGAAAAACCTACTACTTATGCTGTTAAGAAGGAGGGAGCTGCACGGGCGAAGTCAGTTCATGCAGAGAAGGAAGAAGCAGAGGAAGCGTTAAAAAATGTAGGCAAAGGATATATTCTTGAAGTCAGAGAAGGGGATCGCACCCGTTGTTCAAGCTTCTGTCCGGTGTCTGAATTTTGTGACCAATACAAATCTTATTTAGAGGAGAAGCAAAGTGAGAAAGCAGCAAGCAACATTTAAAAATACGCCAATGGTTACTGGTCAACTTAATAAAGAGCTTGGAATTAATTTAAGCAAAGACTTTATTATGCGTAATCTTCGGATTAAGCCATTGTTAGAGACCAAGACAACTGCATACTGGGATGACGTTAGTCTTATCAAGGCACGTTTGGGAATGTATTTTACTAGAATTTCTAAACTATAAATTATGGCAACAAGACAGAGGAAAAAGAAAGTGACTAAATCTGACTTTATTCCTGCCGGAGTAACCCCGTTTGATAACGGCAAGGTTAAGATGGGGATTAATTATCAAAAACCAAAGTATATAGAGTATGACCCAGATATGCTTGAGATTCAAAAGTGGATGATTGGAGATCCCGAAAAGCTTCGCAGGGAATACTGGTTTAATGTCGCATACATACTTATTTTATGCTTTGTTTTATTGGTAATAATTTTACGGGGATCGTCATGAGTGCAAACAATAAGCAAATAGGAGGAGATCACTATGCTAGAAATTCTATCCAACCATGGGATTACATTATTGCCAATGAACTTGGCTACCTTGAAGGCAATATTATCAAGTACACCACCCGATGGAGAAATAAAGGCGGAATTGACGACCTTAGAAAAGTCATCCACTACGCAGAAAAATTAATTGAAGTTGAAACAGGGGAGAAGAAATGAGTATTTATAAAAAGTTACAAGAGGCACGTATTCAGTTACAGAATACAAAACTCAAGAAGTCAGGACACAATAAGTTTGCTGGCTACTATTATTTTGAACTAGGGGACTTTTTGCCGGAAATTCAGAATATCTGCAATAAGATGGGGTTATGCGGAATTATCTCGTTTAATCAAGATATGGCTTATCTACAGATTACAGACATTGATGATGGGGCTTCCATTATGTTTACGTCTCCAATGTCATCTGCCGCCCTTAAAGGATGCCATGATGTTCAGAACCTTGGTGCGGTGCAAACCTATCTACGCCGTTATTTATGGGTTAATGCATTTGAGATTGTGGAGCATGACGCATTAGAACCCACAGTAGGATCAGCAGAAGCGCCTGTAGCGAAGAAAATAGATCTGCCTAAGCCAACCCCTAGTAAACCTGCTCCAGCCCCTACAACGACCGCTGGTAAGTCCGGAGAATGGCAATTAACTGTAATGGAGACAGCCGATACGGACGTATGGATGGAATCCCTAAAGGTGGGCGTTAACACTTTACTTCAGTTAGCGACTACTCCGGATGATGTAGCCAATATCTTCAAGAACAATCGGGTCGTTTTTGATAAGGCAAAAGAATTAGATGAGAAGGGTTATGCCCAAATTATGGTCAGTTTTTCAGCAACTAAAAAATCACTTACAAAGGAGTAATAAATGGACTATCCAAATCAAGGAACTATGTGGCATAACGCAGAGAAAAAGCATCCTAAAGCGCCGGATTTCTCAGGGGCTATGATGTTTGAAAAGGACTTCTTGCAGGATCTAATCGACCGCTCAAGCAATGGCGAAGTAGAGCTTAAGTTAGACATTTGGAAGGGTAAGGTAAATACCCGCAATGGCGAGCGCAACGTGCTTAATACGAAAGTGAACACTTACGTTAAGCCCGACCAACCAGCAGCATCTTCCGCAAAGGATCCATGGGATGACTAAGAAAAAACAATCCGTTAACTGGGAAAAGCTATGTGGTCAACTACAACAGGCTCTTGCAGCAGAGATGAAGGAGAATCAAATGCTTCAGGAAAAATTGTCTGCAGCCACATTAATAGCTTTAAAAAATGCTGGGGTAATTGATTACCTTGAAGAAAAGCTTGCAATCACTATGGACATGGTAGATGGAAACAAGTCAGTTTGAAGGTAAAAAGATAGCCCTTAAGCAGACCAAAGATGGTTATGCTTTAACATTGGCTATCCATCCGGATGATATTCCAGATGAGTTAATGCGGGACTTTGTTGGGGCAAGATACATGGTAGTTATGGTACGTCTTGCTGACAACGAAGAGCCATTAAATCGTGAAGAGTTTGCCGGAAATCAAATGGTTAAGCTTTCGGGAATGTTATGCAGAGATCCTGAGTTTTGGGAGTATTTGCATGAAGATGGACAGCTATACCAAAAAGGTGAAAAAGAGTGTGTTGAATGGTTACAAAACTTCCTAGAAATTAACTCTAGGTCTGATTTAAAAACAAACCACGAGGCACATTCTACCCTCAAGGTTTTATACTCGGAGTATAAGGAATGGAAAGCGACAAAAAGTACATGAGGTTTTTAGCGGCTTGCTTTGCTTTAACCGGTGGAGCAACGCCAAAAGGCGCTGTAAAACTAGCAGATTTATTAATAGAGGAGCTAGAAAATGAAGAAAATGATGATGGCGGCATTACTTCTGTTGTCGCTAAACGCAAACGCAGCAGGAATAATAGCTGAGATACCTAATCAGGGGGGTGGAAGTATATCCCTGACAGATATCAAATGTACTACAATTAAAGATACCTTTGTTGCATATTCAAACCTTGCTAATGGTAAGTCTATTTTGGGATGCTGGGCATCTGACGAAAATAATGTATTTGTACGTTGGTCTGACGGGGATATTAGGCAATATCCAGCTGAGGCTTTTATGATGAAAAAACGCTACGTTAACGGAAAATGGATTTAAAAATGGAAGATATAGAAGAGGTTATACTTGCACTTAGAGCTGCCGGACATTCGACTCCGCAGTATGAAATTTTACCTGATGGATCGGTGCATTATTTTTATGGAACCAAAGAAGAGAATTCTCTTATTCATAGCCAGCAATCCGGGAGTGCTGACGGAAGAGATAACACTAGGGATTAAACGGGCTTCATTGGGGCTACATTTACGTAATTTGACCGACAAAGGTTTGTTGATTAAAACTCAAGACAACAGGTGGCAAGTGTCTAATAACTATGTTATGGAAAAAACAGTGCATAAACTAACACCTATGGATATTGCAGATAAATATATTAGAGAAATGATCTTCTGTAGTGGCAACTAAAAGTGAACGCCTATACCTTTCACGTGTTGCGAACCTCGGCTGCATACTTTGCAGACACCTCAACATGGGGACCAAAGACGCCGAGATACATCATATTCGGAGGTTTGGCGGTAAAAGATCTCTTGCTCCCGTCATCCCCCTCTGTCCAGAACATCACCGAGGCAATACCGGCGTTCACGGACTTGGAGCTAAAGGATTTGAAAAACACTATAGTCTTACTCAATGGGATTTATTGGAACAGACAAAGAGCTTATTGGGCGAAACCACTGGAGCTGAAAATATAGAAGAGTAAAGCAGGGGGCGTCCGTAGGACTGGGCGCAGAGGAGTACACCGCTACCCCCTTTGGTTATTCTATAGCTCAAGTGGATCAAAGCCAAGCTCATCAGAGATTACCTTGGTTCTTCTACGAAATTCTGTGTCATGGTGCGACCAACGATTGGTTTTCCAACGGCTCATATGAACGCATTCATGGCATAACACTCTGATTACAGTAGATAAATGTCCGCACTTCTTGGCGGAGATAGTGATGGTATGCTCATATTTCCCGCCATCATCATATAAATAAGTGCCCATAGTTTCTGGGTCTTGATCCACAATAAAGTCAACTTCTTCCGGCAATGGCATATTCCAGCGGTCAAAAGGCTTCATACAGTAGATTGCGCTGTACAAATTCTTAAGAATCGCTGGGCTTAGCTTCATACTTTATTGATACATCCACGAAATTCAAATTCATCCTCACCACAGACTTGGATGAGTTCAGGTAACATTAGTCTACCACGCTCAAAAGACATCAGCGCAAACCCTGATCTCCAGTCTTTGCAGCCATCTTCTGTGTAATGGGTAAACTGTTCCCCATAAATGTCCGCTAGAGTGCCCGTTTGGATGCCGTAGCGGGTTCCGTTGTAGTCGGTAATAGGCTGTACTGCCAAATTGTGTGTGTGCCCTGTAACCATGTTTACGCCAGAATTAAGGGCATTAGCACGACCTGCCCCAAATCCACCCTTCCAGCGGTGTTTAATGCAGGTATCTTCATTTACCCAATATGACCAGCATGGTTGCCAATGCGGGAAGTGATCTTTAAGGGTAAACCCTGATACTCCCTCATATTGTGGTGCTTGAGCCGCTAGGAATGTTTCAAACCTTGCGTCATGGTTTCCCATCGTCCAAATTAATTCAGCGCCTATAGCTTCTTTTTGAATGTTTCCCATAAAGTCTTGGCAAGCTTCTAGCTCTTCCTTAACTGTAGGGCTATGCGTCCAGCCAATTCTAGGGTGTCTGCTGTTTTGGGAGCCATCAAACACATCCCCGTTAGCCACCACTACTTTAGGACGAAACTCCTTAATAATCATTAGAAGAGCTTTATATGCGGTAGTGTAATCATCAGGCCAAAAATGGGCATCAGAAAATACTACTACCCTGCCTTTTTCCATTTCAATGCCACGTCTTGCGGTACCGATAACTTGTTCTATTTTTTTAAGCGGTGATATTCTTTGGTCATCTTTAGACGGTAATTTAACCCCAAGTCTAGATTCAATTGAGCGCCGCCTGTTATAAACAGATCTAACACTTAATTTATGTTTATCTGCAAACTTTACAGGACTACCAAGTTCTTGCCACGATTCTATAAACTGATCGTCCGTTAAATGATACCCAGCCATACTGTTCTCCTCTGTTAGATCAATGACTTAGATTGCATTTATACAATACTTTTACAAAAAATCCAACAAATATTTGATATATAAGGGAAAACCACTATCTTTCTAGTTCTTTTACCCTGTCATTAAATCTACGCATAATGACTTGTTTTTGATTGTCAATTGCTAAGATTTTTTCTCTTGGCAAACCTCTTTCTTGGAAATCCTTTTTCCGGCGATTAAGTTCGGATATTTGGTTTTCCACATTATTGGCTTGTTGCCATAAACGAGCTTGAGGATTGTCACGTATAAATCCCACTACATCTTCACGATTTTTACGGCGCCCTCTAATCTCATTTTCTAAGCTAGAGATCTTGGTTACATTATCATAAAAACGCTGGGAGTCTGCAGCTTTAGAGTCTGCATCACCATAGAAACGACCGGCAATTGGAATGCGATAGGCCGGTAACTCTTCGCCAGTTACTGCGGATTTAACTGCAGTATCTACCTTCATTATTTCACGACCTACACCACCGGTAACTTGTCCAACTAAGTAATCTAATGCGTCTGCTGTTGGGCTAATAGCGCCCTTCTGATACTTGGTTCCCCCAGATGCATAATTTAAGAACTCGGCAATATATTTGTTAATTGTGCTAGCGCTATCACGGGAACGTGAATATCCGGGGGTGGGATTAGTGGCACGATCTGCCCTATAAATTGGGCGACCGAATGCATCTTTATTAGCCTCAAGAGCTGCCAATGGATCCACAATGGTTGGTGTCAATGTTTGCAATGACAGTCCTGCTCCACCTAATGGGTTGAACGCATCTAATCCTGTACCAACAATATTTGCTACATGCTTGCCGGGGTTCTTGCTGCCATTGATAAAGAAGTCTGTAGTAACTCGACCAACTGTTGGGATAAAGTGTAAACCTAGTGGCATTGGAATCAGGAAATACTTTTTACCGCCAAGAGGAATAACCAAGTTACGTTCTTTTAAGAACTCTGGTGGCTCATCTTCATCAAACCCTGCTAACGCCAATGCAATAGATTGGGCTACTCCAAGCAGGATACCGCCAACAATAATCTTGCGTCCTTGTGGTCCTCTTAATGTTTCTATTAAGCGGGCAGAACCTTGCATAGATGCATTGAAGAATGCCCATAAAGCATTAACACGAGAGCCAATTTGACCTTTACGATCAAAGTTAACCGTTAAGTTTTTAGCAATGCTAGCTGCCTGTTCTTTAGATAGCCCACTATCAATAGCTACTTTATATGAAGATAAACGCACAGCATTTTCAATTGTGTCATTAAAGTCAGATAGCAACTGTACTGCCCCGCTAAATGTCTTGCGAATTGGTCCACGTTTTAATCTAGCTAATTCACGTTCAATAATTTGTTTTTCTTCAGCCTTACGAACTAATGAATCACGATAAAGCGTTTGTCCGCCGGCGGTCTTAAACTCGTCCCAAAGTTTTGCCATTTCATTATCAGGGACTGGAGTACCGTCTCTTTCAGCTTTTAATGTAGACCAAATAGCTTTCATTGAGGGCAATATTTCAGCGTTTACTGCGCCTTGTTTGCCGGCAATCTTAGTTGTAGATAAGTTAAATTGAGCGCCACCAGCATCACGAAGGAAGTTAATGCCCCCGAACACTGGGTTGTATTGTGTATTTACAGCGGCAAACCATCTAGTAAACTTACCAAATAATCCCAATACTGCCCCTAATTGCTCTGTATCCAAGTTCTTAATAGAGTCCACCATGCGTTTAGCACGAGGATCGTTTGTATTAAAGAATAGATACCAATTGCTGCCATTAACACGAACTGGGAATACGTTATCTTTATAGCGATCCAATGGGTTAACTTTATAGCGAACTGTTTGCAAACCAGTCTGTCTGTCTGTAACAATTTCTGGAGTTTTCATTTCCTCCATAACTCCAGCTACATCTTGACCATCCAATCCCATAGAGTCTAGCTGTGCAGCTAAAGCATCTGGATTTGTAATGGCATTAG